TTAAGGTCGCTTCCAGGATTTTCTCTTTCGTAAGATTTACGTCCCTTCTCATTAAGACCTCCAGACTTTTTCTTGCCTTCCTTTCGGGTCCAGGCTGCTTCTTCGAGTTCAAAACTTTCTTTGGCAGTCCTCGCCGCCTTTTTGAAAGCATCCTTCGCGGGGTAGTCCTTACTACCAGGACGCGCAGGTGCTTCTCCTCTCTTTCGTTTAGCGTGGATATTTGCGTAGAGACCGCGCTTTGCTTCACAGAGTTCTTTTAATTCTTTATAATCTCTCATGATAACCGACGAGGGTTTACGAGATTATTTATGCGGATACACTATTGTTATCATAATCATGACGTTGGTACGTTCCAGGAGTTCTGGTTGTGTTGTCATGATTTCTTGCCTGATAAGTTCCAGGAGTTCTATCAGCATTTTGATGATCATGTGCCTCATAATCACCATTAAAGTCTTTATAAGTTACAGTCGCCCACCCTTCATTACCAGAAAACCGATTAACTGTAGTGCTTGCTGGTTGTGGGTCTGCAGCAGTATTATTGATGTCGTGTCTTGTGTATGCCATTACCTTTTACCTCCGCCCATTTCTTTGAGCATTTTTTGTAACTCAGCGGTACTACCGACAAACATAGCATTGTTGGTGACTTTAGATGGACCCTTCTTTTCTTCGTCAAGATCCTTCATCTTCTTATGTAGGTCTTGGAGTTTCTCAGTCATGTCTGCGACGTGCTTCATTGCCGCTACAGCGACTTCATACGCTCTAGGGTGCCCTGACTCCTGAGCGACCTCTAAGGCACCGTTAACCGCCTCCTGACCCTTGTCTATGAGTGAGTACAACTCACCCCTGGTATATCGGTAATCCTTCTCACGATCTTCCTCATCCACCTTAGGTGGAACTGGTTTAGATGGTTTGGATTCCTCAATAGGTTCAGCACTAATATTGAGGATCTCCTCCATGTTCTCTTCTAGGTTACTCATAAGAATTCAATTCCTTCATTAAATCCAAAGTCATCACCAGCATCAACTAAGGCATCATCATTTACATCGATGACACCATCTGTATTGATATCTGTTTTTGCTTTAGGTGTATATGTTCTAGTAATAGTTCTGCGGTTGACTGAAAGATCTCCAAGCGTCTCATGAATGATTGCTTTCTTGATAACATCAGCAGTATTGTAAGGACCGTAAAGGTAAGACTTCATTGTGAAGTTTAGGGTATATGTAATATACCTACGGTTCAAGAAACTATCATCCCATTCGTCTTCACTACTAATACCGTTGAGTACAATAGCAACATCCTTCTTCTCATTCATATCTGGAATCATATTAAGAGTCACAGAAAATGAAGGTTGAAAATATGGTAAAATTTGTTCTACAATTTGTAATGCATCGTCTTGAGACTTAGCAATAACTCCTAGTTCAAAACCTAAATTGTAAGGAACAGGAACATATTGAACTCTAACCTCATCACCATTACCATCAATGACAGTTTTGTATTTTTGAATTGGTGATGTCTTGCGAGTAGAATCATATTCAATTCCTGTCATCTCAAAATAGAGACGTGGTAATGTAATAGCTACTTTACTAGATGATGCGTTTTCTTCTAACCTAACAAGAAACTTTTGTTTGGGTCCATATGCTAAAGGAACTTTAATTTCCTCAAGTACATCTCCTGTAGTAGGATCTGTACTCTTCATATTAATGTTATTGAAGAGCGTGCCAAACGCAATGATGTTCTTACGAACAATTGAATTGTAAAAATGTGATCCTAACATTAGAAGCTACCTGTCTGATTACCATATTCACCAAACGGATTTCCTTCCGTCCAATCAATAATATTATCCGCACTATCTTCGATCTGTCTGTTTTGATCGTAGTTGCTATTTGTATTATTTAGAGTGTCGAATGTCTCGGGACTCCACTTGGCACCAGAGGTTAGACCAGTAATTACTTCAGCAGTAGTAAAGGTTCCTGTTCTGTTGTAGACTTCAAGAGCTCTGGTTGTGCTATCCCAGGACTTGACTTCTGCTCTATTGTCTTTGGGGGAGTAGTCAATGACAACAGTAGGCGCAGAACTATAACCGCTCCCACCACTTGTGATAGTAATACCATTAACAATACCAGTAGAACTGACTGTAGCAGTCGCAGTAGCACCACTTCCGTCTCCTGTAATAGTTACTGATGGTGGTGTAGCAACTTTATAATGTGAACCACCATCATTAATAGTTATAGCAGTTACAGCGTCACCAGTAATAGTTGCTGTAGCTTTTGCAAGAAATTCATCACCAACTACCTCCTCACCTACAGTGAAGTCTCCTGTACCACCAGGATCCATAAAGAGTTTAATAGAAGTATCGAAGAGTTGCTCTACATCATCAATTTCTGCCACTCCAGTGTCAAAATTATCACTACCAACCTCATAGATTTCAGCAGTGATAGCATAGAATTGAATCTTACCAAACTGGAAGAATGGTTCTTCCTTGCCAACAAATTTGATTTCGTAGATGTCTTGTGTTAATGGGAAATACAATAGATCTCCCTCATTAGGTCTGCTATCTACTGTTAGGTTGGGATTATGCTCTGCTACCTCTTCTGTCCATCGTCTTGTAGACACACGAAAGATAATCTCGTCTGTAATTCTTAAACCAAATTTAGAGATGAACTCAGCATTGTCACCAAAACCCATGACGTTCTGAAGCAACATCTCAATTTGAAACTGCTCCTGATATTTTGAGTATCTAACTTCATCTAGAGTGTTGTCTTGTAAAACTACTCTAGGGATATAGTATATGTCTGTACCAAACAGTTTAATTTGTTCATCCACAAGATCCTGAACAAGACCTTGTTCACCACTGTGACCTGCGTAGTAAGTTGGAAAATAGGGACTGGTAGGCATTTTATCCGATCATATCCATAGGTGGAACAGCATACTTGCTGAGAACTTCGCTTTCGATTTTCTCAATTTCTGCTAGTGCGTCTGTGTAGATCTCTCTACCGTTTAGTGTTATACCGCCAGGTAGTTGAACATTGTTATACTTAATCAAGTTCTGACCCCTCTGTCTTTTCATGAGAGCAGTAGCATATTTCTTGACAAACATATCATTGTTCATCTCTGTAGCGTCTGTAGGATCAAGCAGACGATGCGCTTCAATCACTAAAAATGTATCTTCTTTAAGAAATGCTTTATTGATATCAAGATACAAACGATCACGGCGTTGTGTAAATCTAAACTGTTGAAATGAACCATTATTCATAACCATATCTAGAGTTTCTAGATATTGTTTATGCATATAGTAGTTGAGAATATCAAGTGATCCAAACGCATACAAATCATTTAAGTATAGTTGATACTCAACACCGAAGAGATTCGAGCGAATTGAATTACTAACTAAACCATATACTTTGGTAATACCTACAACGTGATCTGGAATTGGAATAAAGTTTGTTGACTCTTCCCAATTTGTTGTTCCTTCAGTCGTAGTTACTTTACCATCAAATCTTGTTTTATCATCAGCATTAATTTCGTGTCTTAGGTAACACCTCTCCATACCATTATAACAGTTCTCCTGAAAGAATTGATACGTATCATCAATTACATTGTTTACTTGCTCATCATCAATGTTTACTTGGAGAACAGGTTCGCCAAGTTGCCTCTTACAATAAGTGATGAGTTCAGCTCTAGAACTTGGAGATGCCATTACACACAAAAAATCCCTTCTTACCTATTTAGGAAGAAGGGATCTGATAGTTATTCAGCGGGTGTTTCTTCTGCTGCTGTTGGTGCTGCTTCTTCAGGTTGTTCTTCTAGAAGACCTAGAGTTTCAAGACCACCTTGTAATTTGATTTTATACTCTTTTGCTTTTGTAAGATTTTCTTCTAGTTCTGTAATCTGTTTCTCTGTGGTAGCAATTTGCTCCTCAAAGTTTTTCTTTAATTGTGCTGGATCCATGGTTATCACAGGTGATTGTGTATATGGTTATTTATTATAGTTCTGTATTTTCAATCCAACTAGTAATGATGTATTTTTCACCAGATAATGGGGGGTTTCCCCTATGTGTATGCATCCATTGTGCTGGCCAGATTAAAAATTTACCTCTTTCTGGTTTTACTCTAAGAGATTGATATAGAAATTCAGTTTCTCCACCCTCATCAACATCATTTAGATATAACATTGTAGCAAACATTCTCCTGTTGTTTGCATATGGTCCATCTTCGTAATGCCAAACATGATACCCTTGAGATTTAGAAGTCCTTTGAATATTCATGTAAGCTTGTTGAAACTCAAAATTAGCAACACTATTCCACCTTTGAACATACAAGTCCATCGCTTGGGAAGTTAAATTATTATAATCAGAAAGTAATGGAACGTTTCTATTGAAATTCAACATATGAGAAGTAGTATCAATAGTAACAAGATCATCCTGTACTAGTTGTGCTCTTTTTTGAGGTGCATTATTTTCAACATTTACATTTCTTCTACGAATAATATTATTTGCTTGCTCTGATTTTTTATGGAAGTCAATATACTGACTACAATTTATATCAGAATAAAATATTCCAATAAAATCATCTCTTAATTCAAAATCTTTAATCATAATTTTACTCTAGTTCCTTCATGATTGCCGTAATTACCACGCAATACAACATTAGATGCTATAGAAATTCTATCAGACATGTAAACATTTAACAATGCTTGATGGAGCAGATATGAAGGAAAAATTACAAGATCTCCCTCTTCTGGTTGAATGAAATAAGAATTAGCATTGTACTTAGTATTATCTATTTTGGTTGGAGAAAACTGTGTCATCCATGGTCTTTGGAAGACAATAGGACTATTAATTTTCTCAGTATAGAAAACACAACTCAAAAATTGATTGTCATGTGAATGTGGTATCATTTCATTCGTATGAGAATGTGGTCTCATAATGTTAATCCACATGCTTGT